ATTAATATCCACGCCAGGGGAAGTAGTATCTATATAATTAATCTTGTTAGATGATTGCTCTTTAAGAACTTCCGCACCCCAATCAGAGTATGTAAAGACTGCATCTGCGTCTAAGAAGGTATCTATCCATTCTTCTTGCTGTGGTGAAGAATCTACTGTTGGCATTAATATCCAATGGAAAAATTTTCTAAGAGGAGAGGATCCTTGGTAAGCACTCATCCAATAATCACGAACATCAATAACGATATCTGGTTTAAAGTCCAATAAAACCTTTTCAAAACGCCAGCGTCCAAACTGATTGTCTACTCTGGACGAATATTCTTTATGTCTATGGTCTGAATCTTTAACAGCATTGGCGTAGTATTTCCAGTGAATAGATACATCCCTCGGATCATTAACAAAACCATAAGAAGCGAATTCTGCTATTTCATACTTATTGGTTTTGTGTAAACGAGTTAGTAGTTCTTTTGCATATATACCGAAACCAGAATGAATAAAACTGGCTTCAGAGCACATCAAGATTTTTAATTTATTGTTTTTTGTCATAAAAAATAGACAGGGGCCTGCTCATCACAGACCCCCGTTTATTGTTTCCTTACATTCTCATAAGATTAAAACGCTACAGGTTCGGATGAGTCCTGCTTGCTGTTCTTTGTTAAGCGAGTGATCTTAGAAAAGTTATTTACTCTAACCTTAAGACTACTGTGCTTAACTCCGTCCTTTTCCCAGGTATCGTTCCTTAAAGATCCCTCGACCATAACCAAATCACCCTTCTTGAATGACTCAGCAATCATCTCGGCACCACTATCCCAAGCTTCACAATTAATGAAAGAAGTAATCTTGTCTTTGTCGCCACTAGCCTTCGTATATTCACGAGATACAGCTACTGTAAAATTAACAACAGATGTTTGCTTGCCACCAGTATTAACAATCCTTAATTCTGGATCACGAGCAAGATTACCTCTAAGCAATGTAATATTCATATATATCAAACTCCTTGTAAAAAAGAAATCACGCAACTACTACATTATAGCAATGAGCCGTTGATTGTCAAGTTATAGGCTCAAAACACTTTTCTACGATCAGACCGTCCTTGCTTTTGCTTTTATTTCCTGAAAAGACTAAAATATTACCTATAAATAAATAAGATCTATACTGGGAAAACTGTTCAGGAAAAAAGACCACAGAATCCAAAGTTCCGTATTGATCCTCTATGGTAACAAAAGCCATCTCTAGACCCGGATTCTTACCGCTCTTAGTTTTAGTAACATTAACATTCCCAATCTCTCCTACTAAAACTATGTTTTCTTTTAGCAATGATGTCTTGAATGTTTTACAATTACAATTGGCCATAGTAATATCATAAACATCAAGTTTAGAGCATGTGATACCAACCCCTAGTAAATCATTTTCTTGATCTGATAACCATTCTATTTTATCAATTAAGGAGTAAGGCGGATGTCCTAATGATCTTATATAGTTCGCTATTGTTTCTTTTCGTCCTCTGATTAGTTTAGTTTCAGTATATAAAGCACTGAGAATGTCTATTATAGTACTATCTATCATGGTCTTTGAGTAAATATTAAATACCGTTTGCTCTTTTTTGGTTAATCCAGAACATATTTCATATTCGAAGAGCATCTCTGATCTATTTTTCTTATAGTAGTCAAATGCGCCGCTACTAATCAAAGCCTTGGCTGCAACAGAGTTTATATTCATCAGAATATTGCCGACCATTTGTGGCCACGTTATATCATTAACATTCGTGTTCTTTGTTAGTTCTAATATTTTCTTGTATACAGACTGTCCTACCCCCTTTATGTCTGTTAAGCCAAAGTATATCTTTTGATTTTTCAATATGAAAAGCTCATTTAAATTTCTAAAGTCAGGAATATGGACTTCTATATCCATCTCCATAGCATTTCTAACCAACTCTTTTATTTCCTGTTGAGGATCTATTTTGTCCTTAGCGAACCTGAGATATGATGCAAAAAAGATCTTGGGGAAATGTGCTTTAGCATACGCTGATAAATAAGCATTCATTGCATAGCTTATGGAATGACTAGCATTAAATAAGTATCTTTGTGATTTTTCAATCCATTCGAATATTTGTTCTGCTTCTGGTTCTGATAGTTTCCCAGTCTGCTTAGATCCTTCTATAAACTTCTTACGGACTTTTGCCATTTTATCTGCTTGCTTTTTACCAATGGCTTTTCTTAGATCGTCTGCTTCTTGTAAATTGAAACCCGCTAGCTCTTTAGCTATAGACATAGCCTGTTCTTGGTAAATCATTTCAGAATAGGTATGTTTTAAGATTGGCTCTAGTGCTGGATGGAAATAGTCAATAGACTCTAAGCCATTCTTTTTATCTATATAATGATTGCTTACGCTTTTACCATCTCTATGTGCCTCAAGACAACCCGGCCTAAGAATACTGATCAAGCCAGATAGCTGCTCAATATTTTGAGGCTTTAATTTCCGGGCCATGGTTTGTCCTAATCTGGACTCTAGCTGAAAACATCCTTTAGTATTGCCTTCGGATATCAGTTCCCATGTTTTATAGCATTCTAAACTAATGTTAGATAGTTTGGGAGAAAATTTTATTTTAGGAAATTCTCCACCCTTATCTAATACTTCAAATTTACATCCACAATCAAATACAAAAGAGTCTGACATATTTATCCAACGGTAAATGCTGATTTAAATTTTACTTTATTCGAAATATTACGATGTAGTCTAAGAAAACGAATTAAAATATCTGCCGTATCCTTAACGTCTTTAAGAGCATCGTGAGCGCCCTCTTTACTAATTCCTAGATAGTCTCTAAGGTTATCTAGTGTATAGTTTTTAAGTTCATTATTTCCTTCAAACCAATAAAAAACCAAATTCATCAAATCTATAACATCTCTTGGATAAAAAAGATCTGAACGACCCTCTTTATTAAGATTGTCATATTTTTTACTAAGCCTCTCCATTATTCGTAAATCAAATCTGTTGATATTATACCCAGCAGCAATCGGAGCAGTAAAACATGATTTTTTACCGCTTGATCGTGAATGATACATATTCAGATATGATACAAATAATTGCCATCCATTTTCTTGCTTTTGATAGGACTTCCAGTCAGCTAAAATAGCATCTTTAGTACTAGACCTAACTTTCGCATGAAAGTCTAGAACATCAGAATCTCCATAAGCATAATCAATATTATTTTCTAAAGCTTCTGGCTTTATCGTAATATTAAATTCAGAATCTGGTATAACTTCTAGTCGATATGGATCGATCATTATAGCAGCAATCTGAACAGGACTACATGTGTCGGGATTAATCCCGTCGGTTTCAAGATCAAATACGCAAATTTTTTGTAAATTAGCCATTTACCACTACTACTGTTGAACCTGGGAAAAATGCCTTCTGGTTATTATCAGCTGCTACTTGACAGTTGATAGATCTGCAACAACTAACTCTGACTTCTTCTGTCTTAACGTATTCAACATTGTTAACAGTGAATTTATCACCGAGCACTAATTCTTCAAATTTCTTTTCCATGATTATTCTCCATATTTTAATATGTCTGATATTGTCATAATTTTATCCAACATAGCAACGCCCAGAATATCAAATTTAATTAAACCAAGACTTTCTAAATCCTGCATTTCCATACCGGCTATGGCCTGTTTATTCTTTGTGTCATATACCATTGGACATACAGAACTAAGTTTTTTGCTACTAATAACTACACCAGCAGCATGTTTAGATTGATTTGACTTGGTTCCTTCCAGCCTGATTGCTTGCTCAAATCTTTTGGCCAGTGGTCCCTCCAGAACGTTGTCATTAGATATATAGCACCATTCCTTGAGTTTGTCAACATTATTTTCTAAAGCCCAACGTATGATAGAAGCTTCTCCAGTATCTTCTTTCATTTCTTGCAATTCGTCTGCAATTTTTGCTTCGTCAGGAATACTTTTAGTAATTCTGTTCATTTCATCAAAGGATATATTACCATAAACTCTTAAAACTTCCTTTAAAGCTCCTCTACCTTTCATAGTATTAAAAGTTATCATTTGAGATACTTTTTCTATTCCATATTTATCTTTAATATAGTCTATGACATATTGTCTTTTGGTAATTGGTACGTCCACATCAATATCTGGCATGGATATATGATCTGCAGTATTTCTTCCTTCGTTATAAAATCTCTCAAACAACAAATCATACTTAATAGGATTAATATCTGTAATACCGACAAGATATGATACCAAACATCCAGCAGCACTACCTCTACCCGGTCCTGGTAGCCATCCATTGGACTTAACATAATTGACAATATCTTGAATAATTAAAAAATAACTAGATAATCCAGCACCTTGTAGAACTTTTAATTCAAACTTGATACGATTAACATAGGTTTCGTGTTCAGACTCTGGAACTTTATCAGCAATCTTTTCTCTCCAGCCATCTCGACAAAGTTGTCTAAGATATTCGTCTGGATCAGCATTATTGGGACATTCAAACGTTGGAAGGGATGGCTTGCTCAATATATTGTATTCTTCACATAGCGAGTCTACATACAAAGTGTTTTCGATCTCTTCTTCTGTATGAATATCACTCATCTCTTCTGGAGATAGTATGTGATAATTATCTGACTGAAAAAAACAACTCAATGGAACATCTTGATTAGCTAATAGCTTTTTATTCACATCTACTAAAGTAGTCTTCAGATTGTTACATAGTAGAATTCTTTGGTCTATGGCGTCTTCTTTTGTGCAATAATGAGCATCTGGTGTGCATATTACTTTTGTTTTTGTTTTACTGCCCAAAGAACGAACAAAATCTGTTATGTCTCTTTGTGCAGGATTGAGTGCTTGGTCCATAAGCTGTGCTTCTAAAAAGAAGTTCTCTTGACCAAATATTTCTTTCATTTTAGCTACAAAATCTATACCTATCTTATCCATTGTTCCAGACTGGTTTTCTAATAGATCTGGCAAGAGAGATCCCAAATGACCACAGAACCCTATAATATTCCCATCCAAAAAATTAGCTAGTCTGTCCATACTAATTCTTGGCTTATGATAAAAATTTTCTTCTTTATTGGTTTCGGAAGCTATTGAGATTAAATTACGCCACCCCTTTAAATTCTTCGCCAATACTAAAAAATGACTAAGCTTGCTATTTTCTTTAGTTTTGATGTTAGAATCTTCATGGGAAATATAAAGTTCACAACCTAGTATTGGCTTTATATTTTGAGCTTTAAGAGCTTGGAAAAATTGAACACATCCAGAAATAGAACCATGATCAGTTAATGCACACGATTTAATCCCAGTGTTAGCACATCTTTGAGCAATCTGATGAGGCTTGCTGATACCGTCCAATAGGCTGTAGTGAGAGTGTGTATGCAATGCGGCATAAGTTTTAGTCATACTGTTCCTGGGGCCTTGTATAATCCAATAGAGTGTTTCGGGTGCTTGTACAAGTTCATTGTAGTGTCGATTCCGTAAAGATCAAGATCATGTTTTACCTGTTCACACTTTGTCATGGTTTGGCCAACAGAGCATGTTTGACCGTCTCTATATTCTGTTATAGGAGTGACATTAGTATTGTCAAAAGTTGTTTTGCCAAAATGACATAATTTGTTACACATCCAGCTTTTATGTAATCTGGGTTTTTTAGTATTTTTAATAAGTTCGTACTTAGCCCTCAGCATGTTCTCTGTTTCTGCTAAGTCAGAATCATTAAAACATATAGTAAATGGACCTCCATCATTAATAAAATAAATAGAGAACATTATATGGTTAATCTTAGGATATAAATGCTTAATAGCATAATGATATATTCTTAATTGAGGATCTCTTTCCAATTTTTCTTGAGTCTTTTCTTCTCCTGTAGCCCAGTCAAGTCTCCTACCAGTTTTCCAGTCTATAATTTCTATGGTGGTATCATTAACCAGAGTTATTAGGTCAATAGTTCCCTTAAGAGCTAAATTACCAGTAATCTTCTTATCTTCTACATCATACGAATATTTAGCCCATGGTTTAGATATCTCAAAGTCAAAGTGTTGTTCTGGACATAGAACATTTCTATTTCTAGGATCAAACATCCCATTGTTAAACTCGATTGCTTTATATACCCAAGCCCGACAATCTTTTAAGTCTTTGGGAGACCATTTATGGTGCTGTGTTTGTTGAGTATAATAATCGTAGACTTTATCAATAATTTCATCCAGATTATAGCTATGTACATTTATTAAACCAAAGACATCGTCTTCTACAGTGTCTAGATTGTCTTGTTGTGCCTTTTTAATAACTGCTAAAATTTCTAGAACTTTATGAGTTATTGTTCCTTTATCTGCCTTTTGACCAGACGGACCCCGCCACCCTAGTACATATTCAGCAAAATATTGCTGTTCACAGAGACTATGAGTATTGTAAGAAGAACTTCTAAAGTATGTTATTATCATGTAGTGAGTCCTAAGAGGTTTTCTAGTAATGTTTTAATTTGAGACACCTGATCATATATTGACGAATTAACATTATCTATAACGTAATCAAATTTAGACCAGTCAAATTTATCTTTATCTAATATGGATTCGCTAAGATGATCAGAATTATGTGGATTTCTAGTTAGTCTTAATACTTTGCCACCAATATTTTGAATTGACTCAACCTCGTTAGGAAAACGACAGTCTGTAATTATAGCAATATCTGGTTTTTCTCTGACTATTTTAGAGATGGTTGCTTTTACCCAAACGTCAGGATCTAATTTACGAAATATGTCCGTTCCTATAATTTGCATAGCATCTCTGCCAGACAGCTGCTTGTTTTCCCATTGCAAATGTGTGGTTTGATTTTTTTCATCATCACTACCATAACATTGATTATATTCCAATCCTAGAATATTCATGCAAATGTCTTGTTTTAAAACATCTGCAAAGTTATATATTTTGATTTTACTATATAGTTTTTGCAATAAGCTTTGGGCATTAATATCTGTCTTTGGTATTATGTGTGGTTGAAATAATCCTTCGTACTCTTTATTTCCGCCAAAATCAGAAAGTAGTATCTGTCCTTCGTCGTCTAGTAATACCTTTTCTGCCAAGCCTAGTTTAGACAGATGCAGAGATAATATAAAGTTACCAGCTGTTGTTTTGCCGGATTGTTTTCGTCCAGATATACCTAGCACTATCATATAGAGTATCCTTGTAGTTGTGGTAAAATATATTCATGAATATCTTTTGTAGACATTTCTGCAATATCGTTTGCTGTTAACTTAATGTGTTTAATGTTATATGTTCTACAACATTTTTCTTCTATATTCTTAGCAGCAGCCTCGCCAGCCTTATCATTATCCATAATTGTTACTATGTTCATGGCTCCAGAAATATCTAATAACATCTTTTGCTTGTGACTTAATGATGCTCCAAAGATTGCCACAGAATTATGTATTCCTGCTTCTTCTAGTCTCCATACATTTCCAGGACTTTCTACCAGAATCACAGTATGAGAAGACGAGATATGCTCTTTAGCGAACCAATAATTATACAAATACTCTTGTGTTTTAAAGTTTTTATTATGTCTCCATTTACAGTACTTCCATACCTCATTGTCAGATGGGCAATCTGATTCGGTTTTATGGAATCCTCCACATTTGATACATTTATTATAGAAGGTTCGTCCAGTACAACCTGTCATATTTTGACCACTATCATCATAAACAGGAACCACCGCCCTGTCACACATTTCCTTGTTAGGATCTAAGCAGTCTCCAACGTCATATTTGCGCAATACGTCCTCACTGAAGCCCCTATTTAAAAAGTATTGAGATGGAATAGACAGAGCTTTAACCACAGATGATCTGGGAACAGTACCAAGATTTATTGGCCTATCATTTGATTGAATATTTTTTATGGCATTTATAAAAGTAGATTTTTCTTTGGCTCTTTTTGAGACCTTGATATTGGCCAAATCAGACTTACTAAAATCAATAGCAAACTCCAGAGCTTCACCAAAAGATACTACTGGATCTCCTGATTTAGACCATCCCTTTTCATGAGACAAACAACCTCTAATAAACCCAATAATAGACGACTTAAAAATTTCTTCACATTGATGGGTTCTGCATTTCCAGTTACCTCTATAAGAGTCTCCTTGATGATACAGATTAAACGCGGAGTCGTTATCTCCTCCGTGGATTGGACAACTCATGATAACCATTTTATCAAGCATTCTATAAGATGTTATTCCGAGATGACTGAGTAAATTCTCTATATCATCACAGACCACATCAGATAGATGCTTTAATTGATGCTGATCATACGAATGGTATTTCTTCTGCTTCTTCTTCATTATATTCATTGTTACTAACTATAAATCCATCTTTTTTGGTCTGAACGTTGTTAACTAATTCTAAACGAGTTTTACCTTCTACTATTTTGGCACACCAACCCTTCATGTGACAATTAATATAATCATTATCGTCTAATCCTCCTCCGTGACGACTAATTAATGGCACTAACTTACGATTCCCATTATCTGGACCATCTTCAGCAATCTCCTCATCTGACTTTCTTTTAAAGATAGTGAAATTGCTACAGAGCCAAATGATTCTGTCTGATCCGCTAGCGGTATCTGTACTTTCCTTGGAAATACCGTCTCTGTTTAATTGTATAAAGGCTACTATTGGTACCTTATATTTAACGGCAAAGTTATGTAATGATGTCATCATGAAGCCAAGAACCTGATATTCTTTCATGTCTTGAGAGATACCGGCAGAGTCCATGAGCTTTAGATAGTCATAAAAAATTACGCACTCTTTAGCTGTGCCGTCATCATTAAGTCCAACCTCTTTAACTATCCACCTCCTCATTAATGCTAATTGTTCTTCGAATGATTTGCCAGCAATACTATGATGATACAGTCTACTGGCTTTTAATTCAGCTACAGCTGCTTGCATTTTAGACATAGATCCTGGAGTATCTGCAAACTTACCAGTTTCTATTTTGGATATTTCTAGTTCTGATGACATAGCAAGAATACGATGAACGTGGTCTTCCCTAGTCATTTCAGTATCCATATTCAATACTGGTATTTTTAACTTACTAGCAATATAATAACCCATATTGTCTGATAGTAATGTCTTGCCCACCTTTGGTCTGGCCGCTATTACATTAACTGTTCCACGACGCAAACCCCCTCCAATAGACTGGTCATAAACTGGAAATCCTGTAGATATACCAATTTGATCTACTTTATGTTCTTGCAAAAACTTAATATAATCATCAATGTCTTTGCCTATAGAAGATGGAGAAGAATCACCGTCAGTTGACAAAGAAGAAGAGAAATTAAAGATAGACTCTTCTGCTATACCTATAATAGAAGATATATTCTCTGACCCAGTAACATCTAATAGTTGTTCCTGAGCATTCTCTAGTTCTTTATGTAGTAATCTGGCTATTTCTAGCTTCTTGATTTTGGCAGCAAACTTCCTAACGTTTTCTAGATTAACTGGAAAATCGAATATAGCTTTTAAGTGCTGCGCTTCCTCTTTTTTGGATAAAACGTCTGATAGTCCCAACTCTTGGGCAGACGAGTAGATAGATGCTAGATCTAGTTTAGTCTGAGGATTTTTATCACAGATATTCTTAATGCATTTATAAATTATTTGATTGCTGTCAATAGTAAATGCGCCTTCTTGGATTATATCACAAATATCCAAGTAGGCATCTTCACCATACTTCAATATACCGCTCAGTACCGCTCTTTCTGCGGAAGGATCACATAAAATCATAATTACCCTGCTTGAGTTGAACAGTTATTACATTTGTATCTTGAGGCGCCCTCAAATATTAAACCAGGACTAACAATCTCTGTCTTACCACAAATTCTGCATGTTACTTGTACTGGTTCAAACTCTCTCATTCTTGCTACCGGAGGATGTTTTGATAGCTTTTTGTCTATTGAACTATCTTCTTTATGCATACTAAACTCTGGCATTTTAGCAAATTTATTTACCGATTCTTCGCTATCATTTTGAGTCCTGCCTCTTTGACGACTCTTTGTCTTCATTTTAGACTTTGAAGATTTGGTTTCTGTCTTTGCTTCTTGTTCAGGAGTTTGGTCATTGGGCAATAGACTTTGTAGTAGGTTTATTAACAACTTAACATTTTCTGGATTATTTAGCACTTCTTTAGGATCCATGACTCACCTTTGCTCTTTGAATGGACAACATGATATCAGATAAATTCTTTAAACTATTTGCTATATAAGATAGTCTGTCACTTCTTTGCTTAGCATACTTCTTAATACTGCTCAAAGACTGTGCTTTATCATTATGCTTTATGGCTTGTAAAGATTTTTCAATATAGCCATATCCTTTATAATTATTCACTTCATCCGCTATTGTCTCTTTAATAGACTCTTCAGCCCAATTCTGTCTGGCAATTTCTCTGTTAATTGTTCTTTGAACATGAAAAGCAAACTGTCCAAGTCTGTAGGATATTTGAGCACAATCTTCTGGAGATAGCTTCTCAATTTCATCACGAGACATTGTTAAATATGTGTTCATTTCTTGTTCTGACACACCATATGATTGAGCATACTCTGGCAGCGAAATACTCTTTTCGTATTCGTCAAGCACCTTATCCCAGTGTTGTAAATCTTCTTTCGCACTTCTATTCATTGTTGGTAATCCTTTGTTCCCATACTTCTGGAGATTCCATATATCCTAATACTATATATTTGATTCCATTTTTTTCACACCATTCTTGTTTATCATGATCTCTTTTTTGAGACTTGAGAAAAGAAATTCTAGAATTATGATAGAATGGTATGAACTTATAATGCTGCTCTCCATGCACTTCTACCGACATCTTTAATAGAGGAATATAAAAATCTAAATACAAAGTTTCCGATTTACGCAATGGTACTGGAACTTCCTCCAGTATTTGCATGGTTGGAAAATTTTTAGTCAGAATCTTTCTGGCTTCCAGATGAAAAGATGACTTATTTTGCATTTTACCCTTCGCAATGTAACCTGTCAAGTGCCAAGAATGAGAATTCCCATCCAAATCGACTATATTCATTTATTAATTCCTAATACTTCTTTTACAGCATTTTCAACAGTAGCATAAGCGGTAGGATTTTCTAATAGATAGTTTCTTACCTTTTCTGACCCTTGGAATTTAGGCTTATCCTCTAATACGGTAATAGTATACCAAGCACCACCCTTATGAATAATACCAACATCGGAAGCTAGATTGATAATTTCGGTACATTTATCAATACCCTGACCGTATCTAATATAACTGGTTGTTGTTGCTCCGGGTGGTCCCAATGCTGAACATATAACTTGCCATTCTATCTCTTGTCCTATTTGAGTATTATCGGTACCCAGCAACCAAGGCTTGAATGTTTTTGCTCTGAGTTTGATATCAGTCTGATATGCGATAGCTTGCCCAGACTTTTCTTTAAATTCTGCACCATAACCAGTTGGATTACCCATTAAGTGAGTAATACCAATAACGATATTCTTATTAACAGGAATAACATTAGCGACTTTACGACAAAACTTAGCCAAAAGTTTAGCCCCGTCTGCTCTTTGCATTTTATCCATATCAGATGTAATTTCTGCTTCTGTACATAATGCAGAGTACGAGTCTATGATTAGAACACATCCAGGAATTTCATTAATAATTCTTTCTCCAATTTGCAGGTATTCTTCAGCGTGTAGAATCTTGCCTTGCTGAGAACCTATTACATGAAATCTAGAGAGGTCTAATGCTGGTATTCCTTCAAGATCTCTTTTCTTTAATCTACCTTCAATATTTAGGTAGTACACTTGACGACCTTCTTTAAAAGATCCATAAGCATATTCTAGTCTTTGTGCCGTTGCAGCAAAGTCTAGTGACGATGTTGTTTTACCACACTTTGGCTGTCCGGTAAGAACAACAAAACTACCCTCGGGTATTCCTCCGTTGAGAGCGATATCTAAAGCTGGACCAATAGGTATTGTTAAGATTTTTTTATCTACAATAGCATTACCAGACAAAATAATCCCATCACCAAAATTCTTATTAACATCTTCTTTTAGCGTTGTAGCCATTATTCTAAATCTCGTAGTTTGGAAATGATATTTGGTTTACTGTTATTCGCTTTTCTATGTACTATATTATCTTTACGATCATAGTCCATAGACAATTCCGTATTTTCCTGCTCCACTATCTTTTGGTATTGGTCTATAATAGCAAGAAGGTGTGGCGCTCGCAAAGAGTAAATCTTAGCTGATTTGGTATCATTCAAGGCTTTTATAATGGCTTTGGGATGGTATTTTTTAAGTAGTTTATTTGCTGATCCTATTTGGTTCCTATAATATGTTGACCACTCTTTAGTCAACCAGAACCTATAGTGTAAATCTATGTTACTTAATTTGGCTTTATGTTCGCATATTATCTCAGTGATATACTGAGCAGCGGACACATCCTTACCATTAGAATACCTGGAGGGGTATTGAGCTTTATGCATTACTTGGACTTGTTTGGTCTAAAAATATTCTTTTCTTGGTTTCTTCCCTGCGATGATTCTGCTTGCTTTCTTGTTTCGTCGGCAATTGCTGAAGCATCCTTGGTCATAATTGCTACATTGTTTAATTTCTTACCAGATGTATGGGTAATCATTAAACTTTTAGCATTAGGTTTTGGTACAGTATTCATTTGAACATTGGCTTCCAGCACCTCGTTAATCTGCTTTTCTGACACTCCTAGTTCAGTCGATATCTTATCAATACCTTCACCAGTGTGACTGAGCCAAAGAATAGCATACTTATTTGCTTTACTTAATTTAGCCATCAAATCTTCTCTCTTTCTGCTTTGTTAAGCCATAATAAATTTTTAGAACAAAGGAATTGTAAATAACATTCAAATACTGCATAGCTAACCGGAGTAAAACGATTAGTTGGACGACAAGTATTATCAACTATGCTAGAAGATTTATCTTCTCCTAATTGAGAGATTGGATTATATAGCTTGTTGTTGGTTGATAGTCTAATAAAATATTGTGTAGGATTATTTGTTTTTGTAATTTTTTTAGCTAGTACTTTATTGCTATCTGCATTAAGCATAGGGTTGCCACTGGAATCTACGTGGTCTTCATCTCCGACAAGACAGTAAAACTTATAATCTGTGGTGTCTTGCTTATTGTGATCAATAGTAAAAATGAAATCATTCATTATTTATCTCCGATGCTTTCTCTGTTGCTTCTTTATCAGATTCCATAATACATTTCTGCAGTTTGTTGAAGAACCCTGCCATGTACTCATGATAGTGCTTGTTCTGAGGTACGGGAACGTGATAATTCTGTTTGCAAATTTCATTAATTCCAACAACATTGCCAGTTTCGTCTTGTTCTAAAACCTTAGCAGTTACAGTAATTACCAGCTCGTGTGGACACTCTAAGAGTTTTTCATATTCTTGTTCGATCTCATTTGATAATGTATTTTGTTTTAATATGCTCTCTAATACTGTATCGATAGCTTTCTTTTCTTCTTCCGAAATATTTTGCTCTGTCATTATTTTGTCCATTTGGTTTTTGTTTTAGGTTTTTTAATTTGAGACATTCCTTTAGGTAGATTGGCTATTTCTTCAGGATCTTTGTATGAATTATGTTTCTCGTGCAAAGACATTCTTTGATCATCACTTAAAGAATCTCTGTTACGATTAGCTAGATCTCCCAATGTTTTAAGTTCACTAGAGTGTTTTCTTATAGAACAAGAAACGTTGATGACATCGTCTTCATAAGATCTTTCTGTATTTTTTGCAGCGCAGTGTTGACACTTGGGGTGTTCTTTATAGTCTGAAAAATGAGCGAATAATTCAAATTTCTTTTCGCACTTATTGCATATGTAAGTATATGTTGGCATAAACTATTTTGTGTCTCTCTCTATTTCCTTTAGCCAAGCTATGTTCATAGTATTTAAGAATTGTATATATTTATCAAATATGATCTTATTGACTTCTTTAAAAGACCACTCTGTTTTACATACCTGGGTAATGATATTGTGTTTTTTGTCTTTGATCTTATGATATTGAATAGGATTATATACTTCTCCAGTTGGACTAATTTTTATATAGTACCTATAATATTGACTGACACTACCAAAATGTTTAGGCTTTTTGTTTTGTATGCATTTTGCAACAACATGCGGGGAGGATGAGTCAGATAATCTTGATCTATCATTATCATCTATAAAATCTTCACTACCTCTTAAACAAAAATACATTTCTACATCTTTATCTTGCTTAGCTCGAAATATGTGTTCCATTACTTTTCTCGTATTGAATAAACGGTTCCCACTCTGATAATACCTGAGTGTTATCTATACTAGACAATTCCTTATACCAAGGCAAGTACTCTACTGAGTATTTCGGCTCAACAGGAGATTGTAGTAGTGTCATTCCTGCTTCGTTAGGTGTTTTATTGCCCTTTTTATGGTTGCATGGTCTACAGGCAGTTACTATATTATGCCAATTAGTAGACGCTTTTCTGTTTGGGGCATATCTACTTTTAGGTATAATATGATCATACGTTAATTGAGAATTAGAGCACTTTTGCCCACAATATTGACATGTAAAATTATCTCTAATAAATAGATTATGTCTAGAAAAATTAATCTTTCTACCGTAGAGATTAAAATATCTGATTGTTCTAGCAACAGATGGGACTGGAAATCTTTTCCCATTTGGACCATGAATATTCTTGTCTTTATAATAGTCTAGTATTTCAATACCATAACTACTATCGTTTTCATATTTCATAGACCAGACAATAGCCCTCTGCCAAGAGATAATTCGCAGAGGGGTCATGTCCGCATTTAATAATAAACACTTACTGTGTTCAGCTTTGTTGCTCATAACCATCTAGTTTAGATAAGATCTTAGCAATGATTGGATTACGCACTATATCACATGATTCTAGTCTGGCACAACCAATCCCGTCTATTCCTTGTAAAGCTTCAATCATACTAGCAAAACCACCCTGTAAATGTCTGTTTAGGTCTGACTGACCAACATCTCCAGTTAGTACCATTTTACTATCTGTGCCTGTGCGAGTTATTAACATTTTAAGTTGCTCATAGGAAGAATTCTGACACTCATCTGCTACAATAAAAGCATTATGAAAATTACGACCTCTCATTAAACCTAATGGAACAACTTCAATTTTATTGTTTAGCTTTAAGGAAGTATACTGAGCAGTTGATATAAAATAGTTGACTTCATCAAGAACAGGCAGAAGGTATGGATGTAATTTTTCTTCTGCCGACCCTGGAAGATAACCTATTTTTTCTCCTGCTTCAATTATAGGCCGAGTTATGATAATTTTCTTTACTTTTTCGTCAAGAAGATACTCTATAGCCATACCTATAGCAATGTGTGTTTTTCCGCTACCCGCTAACCCTTGACAAAAGGTTATTGTATTTTCTGCTATGGTTCTAATATACTCTTTTTGATTTTCACTTCTTGGTCTTAATCTATTTCTGTATACATTAACAACCTGCGTAGGCTCTAGAGGATTGGTAAGATTGATTACTTTGGACTTCTTTTTGGCAGCTTTGTTGTTTTTTCTCAAGAGTATTCCTTTGTAAAAACGGAGTATAATTACCAATTATGCATTAATAATACACCATTGTTAATTTAATATTATTTACCGCTAGAACCGAAGCCACCGTTAGATCTTGAGGTTTCTCCTAAGCTATTGGTCTCTTGAAATGTAACAGAATGATAGGTTTCAAAAATAATTTGTGCTATCCTATCACCACGTGAGATTTTGAACATATTGTTTTGGTCTGTATTGTACAAAACCACCCCTATTTCTCCTCTATAGCCGGGATCTATAACTCCAGCCAAGACATCTATACCATTTTTAAATGCTAGTCCAGACCGTGGTGCTATGCGACCATAGATGCCACTGGGCATGGATAGGGAGATACCTGTGCGAACTAGTTTTCTGGTTAATGGGAAAATAACCATATCTTCTACAGAATACAGGTCAGCACCAGCGTCATCAATATTAGCTCTTGATGGTGCTTTAGCTAACTCGTTTAGTTTTACAAAATCAATATTCATACTTATAGTAGACATGCTCCACCAGCACAGCTGATTTCTTCTATTCCTGCTGTATTGTCTTCTAGTTCTGATAATTGAGTGTAGTCAACCTTGGTAAACCCATTGAATAGATCACAATAGATCTTCCAATTATATACATCTTTCATGCAATATGTTAAACGACGTAAATCAGAATCGAAGTATTTACTAGCAAAATTTGTCATTTTTGTCACAAACTTTAGCTTATTTGGATCGTCTGTTTCTTTAGTCTGATTTAGGCTGACATAATCACATGCTGCCCACAGATTATTATTAAAGGCATTCAAGCCTAATTCAATTAATCCAGAGCACCACAAGGCAGCATCTCCATATTCCTTTACTATTTCTCTGCTAGTATAAACAGTAGTAAAAGGAGCCTGTGGATAATCTTTATCTCCACTTTGTGGTATCAATGATATGCCAGCAAAATATTTTCTATTATCATAGATAAATCTAGCAACACTTTCCCATTCATCCGGCTTAACTGTTACTGTATTGCTAACGTTATGACTAAGATAGTCTTGTGTACATAGCGATCTATTCTTTCCAGAATATACCCAATTTTTTTGAGTATCTTTAACAACCTTTAGCATCTCTACTGCCGGTAATTGATTCTTTAACTTTGCACCATCGGGTACCTCAATAGGAAACTTAATAACCTCATCAGTATTGTTAGCAGACCATGATGACTTTTCACATGCCTGTGGGTTTAGTTTCTTAAAGTATTGATACGGTGCTTCTAAGACATTCGCTTGAACGTGCCTAATATATCTTTTAGCATGGTGCGGGTGTATTCCGGAGCTAGTACCAAGCATACTGCTGCTCGTTCCTTCTGGCTTTAAACAGGTTACTCTAGCTGCTTGATTAATACCTATAGCTTTAGCCATTAGCTTGTTTGTTTCAACAGCGATCTTTGCTCCGTTCTTTAATGCTTTTTCTGTTAGCACCAAATCATGTTTTTCCATAGTTCCTGTTAATGAGACTCCCAACAAAGCTTCTCTCTCAAATATCTTACAACTAATTTCTCCAAGATAATCTAGCTTTGTAAATCCTGCTTGTA